CCTAACAAGTATGCGTAGTAGTCAGTGTTTGCATAATCAACAGTTCCATCACCGATTGTGATTTGTTTGAATGCTCCCCATCCTTTAGCGTTTGGATATCTATCTGATACACAAGCACCATTAAGGAATCCTTGACGACCTAAAACAAATCTATCACCATTTGTTCTGTATTCTCTATAGATATCCCATCCATCAAATCCGCCATTAACAAGTAAAGTGAATTTTCTTGAGAATAATCTATAATATGGACTATTAATATCTGTTGGTTCAGAAGAGAAAGATGCCGCGCCTACATAATATTTTGGTGTTCCACTTGTTGCAAATCCACTAGAAATTGTAATACCACTAGCGAATTGGTCCATATGGAATCCTCTTGTTCTGTAAGCCCATTCACCACCTTCTAAATCACAAGTTGTTAATGGATTTCTTTTTCCTTTATATTCAAAGAAACTTGTATCAAAACCAATACTATTTGAGAAACCAAGGTAAGTTCTTCTGATATTATCACCTGAAGACACTATAGCGTCATCGCCACCTGAAGATAAACCAAATGGTGGGTTATAAACTACTTCACCTGGGAAATCATATTTAGTTTTATAAATTGGGAATGGTGATCTAGCTCCAGCGTATTCTCTGAAAGTATAACCCTCAAATCCACAAGGAATTGAATCAACTGGTGCATCCTCATTTATCTCAACCATTATGTATTTTGAGTTTAACTCATATTCACCATCTAATGTTCCGATCTTTTTAGCAACAAAGTTGTTTTGTGATGGGTCCATAGAACAGTTTGTAAATTTCTCAATTACAACTGGGTTTGAATCAACATCGTAATAATCTCTAACTAATATATCAAATGTTCTATTTGCAAAAGACAAATTAATAAATGAGATTTTTACTTCAGAGTTTGCATTGTTACCATCAGAAATTGTATAGAATTTGAAAAGGTTAAATGTTTTTGTTCCTCTTAATTCTGAAACAACCCATGGTGAACTTGGAGATTGATATTTGTCCAAATACCACCCAATAGATTGTGGACTTTCACTTTGTGCCGAATCTAAACTAATTAAGTCAGAACTTAAACCTCTGATGAAACCTTTTCTCCAACCATAATTTAAAAGAGCTTGATATCTTTCTTCTAAGAATAATGGTGTAGATTGTCTTGGTTTACCAAAGTTAGTTCCACCAAATACTTTTGCAACATATTGTGAATCAGATTGTGCAAATGAAGTCTCAAATATAAAGTTTGTTCCAGAATCATTTGTTACATTAATAGCGAATGGTAAATATGGGTTTTTAAGAACACCAACATATTGACCAGTCATATTTAAATTAACATTTGAAATGTTAGATACTTCATAAACAGGGTTATTTCCATCTGAATAAGTTGCAATACCTCTTGATCTTAATGTTCCAACAACTAAATCGTCATAATCATTAAATGGTGTTCCACTGTAGTAATACACTTTAACTCTAACTGTTCCAGAAAAACAATCAACATTAACCGGAGTTGGTGTTGGAGTTGGAGAAACAAATGGTGTTGGTGTGATACAAGGATTTACCGGAGACGCTGATGGTGTTGGGGTTGGTGTCAATGTTGTAGATGTTGTTGTAACAGGTACAATCATTTCTAAATCTTCAACATATGTAAAGAATGAGAATCCTGAATATGAACCACCACCAATATTATCAAATAATGAGTAATACCAAGCATCGTTGAAAGGTGATGTATAGTCTGTTAAATCACTTGAAACAGAAGGCACATCAAATACATTTGTTTCAGCAGAAAATACTGTTGATAACGTATCATAGTCTTCTCCCCAAATTGATCCAAAATAACTAATTGTACTATCTTTCGCAGTGTAAGGATCAACACTTGTAATTACATCACTAATTAAACTCTTAATGTCATTATCAAGGGTATCAACTGTTCCGTCAAAACTTTCATACTGCTCATCAAGGATACTTTCAATTTCACTTGAAAAACTTGTTTCAAATGTAATTGTATCAGTACCACTTGTACATCCAGTAAATGTTACAGTATAAGTGATAGCACTTGGGATAACACAAATTGTGTCACATACATTAGTTGGGTCTGTTACCGCACTGAAACAAACGAAATCAACAGTTGTTGGATCTACGTTTGCTTTTGTAACAATAGACCAAGACGGTCCAGCATCATAACCAGATAATCCAAGGATTCTTGTTACAAATAATTGATTTGATTGTTGTAAATAAGCTTTTGCTATATATGAAGCTTCATACTTAGGGATTTGTGTATTGATAAATTTTTCAGGAGATGTTCCACCAAAGTAGGTTTGATATTCGTCGTAATTTCTTACGAAGATAGGTTCAAATGCTGGGCCTTTTATAGTTTCCCCCGCAATACCTAGAGTTGTAACACCAACACTTTGTGCTACAAAACTTAAATCCACTTCAGAAGTATAGACACCAGGTGATACAAATACTTTACTGTTAGTTGCCATAGGTTTTAATTTTTAAATTTTTAATTTTATTTTTTATTATAAATATTCTTATTTATCCCAAAAACTTTACTTAATTAAAACTATTTATATCTTGGTATGATTTTTTTCTACCTTTTTTCTACCCATGGATAAAGAACCTAAAAAGATAAAAAATTTAAAGATCTCTGTTGAGTCTCATGATATCCTAAAAAAGTATTGTGATAAAAGAGGAATAAAGATGTATAGGTTTTTGGAAAACCTAATAATAGAAAAGTGTAAAGAAAAGAAGGATATTTACGGTGAGAATTAAATTAATTCTTGATTGAAGATTATATCTGACTCTTTTGTGTTATCATCTTTTGTAACTACAAGTCTTAATTCGTCGCCGGTATTAATTTGTATTTCTGTAACACTAGTTCCATAAAAATCATCATTTATAAAAACTTGGAATGAATCTACATTTTTATTATCGGATAATTTTAAATTTACAGTGTAGTTAAATTTTTGAACACTAACTAAGTTACCAACTGGGAACATTGGTATATAAGTTGATGTTATTTGTGGTTCAGGTTTTTTTGGTTTTTTCTTTTTAATCTGTGTTTCAGTTTCGTAAATCTGAAAAGTTCTTGTTATTGCCGGTTTTATTTCAAACTCATCTTCATCAATTAAAAAACCTTGTAGTGTCATTTCATATTTTTGTAAATAAACTTTTCTCTTTTCAAGATCAAGTACAGACTCATCGGATATATTTCCTCTAATAATTGGAATATAATGTCCTTTGATAACTTGATATGCTTGTTTTGATGAAAACTTTGTAATTACAGTTTGATTAAACCTATTTAATTCTCGCATTCTATTACATACAATGACCACTGTATATTTTATATCAACCGGTACTGGTTGTGGAATTTTATAGATATCCATCCCATGTCTTTGTCCGTCCCAAGTTGGAACTTTAGCATAAAAATATTGTCTTCTATTTGGAATTGTGTATGTAGTGATGGATGGGTTATTACCATACTCAACTTCTGGAGTTCTTACAACAGCAATAAAAGGTGGCTCCACATTTTTATCAATGTTTTGGAAGTCCCAAGTTTCAGTAAATTGAGACCAATTCTGTGTTGTTACTAAAATATCAACCATAGGGATTGTCTTTCCCTCAACAACACATTTTAACTCATCACGAACAAAATCTAAAAAACCCCTATCTAAATCTGGATGTAATAAAGATTTAGGAAGATATGTTCCATCTTGTGAAATCATGTCAGCAATTTCATGTCTTCTTGGAAGAAGTGTTTTCTTCTCAATTAAACTTATATCCTTTTTTATTTTCTTTGGTAATGGCATTATTATAATCCTCTAAATTCATTAGGTCCAACTGGCGCTGCAATTATTGTTCTATAAAATGGTTTAAATCCTTTATATGTATGTTTTATATCTGAAGTTACACGACCATCATTTACAACAGTGTAATATCTTACAAAACTTTCTGTATCATAATATCCAACATAATCACCAAACTGAATATCAATTTCTAAATCTTCTAAAGTTTTTAAATAAACTGACATTGTAATATTTCCAGGTTCAACTTGGTCCATTTTTGTAGAACCAAGGAATTTATTTTCAGGTGTTGCAATTGCCACATAAGCGTTAAACTCAACCGGTGGTAAAAACTTTATACCATCTGATACTGTTTCACCATACACATCATCTGTTTTAGTTTTCATTCTATCAACTCTATAAAGAACGCAAGTGTAGTTCATGTCGCCAATTAACCACTCTTGACCCATTTCAATCTCTAACTTAAAGTCATTATCACCAAAAAATTTACCAAGTCTTGTTATAGGAACTTTATTATCCATATGATGTTTTATTGATAAATATTGTTTTTATTATTATTTTTATGTATAGTACATAATTTTGGAAATCGCAAAACAAATAATAGAACTAAAAGCAATGGATTTGTTAGACTCATACAGTGGGGCTAATAACTACATTATTTATATGAAAACTAAAAAGGAAACTAATAAGAAGTTTTACCCAACAAGATCACAAGCTGAATACATAACAACATATTTTGACACAAAACCAAAGGTTGCCCGTAAATGGGTTGAGTTAGATCATTACTTTGCGAAAAAGTTTACAGAAGAACGATATCTACTTGAAACACCAGAAAAAGTTTATATTGAAAAGTTACTCGTTGAAAAAGATAAGTCATATCATATCTGGGGAAAATTTTTTGAAAAAGACAATTTGTCCGAGTTTTGGGTTCCTAAATCATCTTTAATTAAATCACAGACGGTAGATGAGGTTAATATTGATTATTCTAAATATGACCACAGACCACCACTTTCACATCAAAAAGAAGCAATAGAAAAACTTGTTGGTTCTAGAAGATTTATTTTAGCTGACGATATGGGATTAGGTAAGACGACTTCCACAATTATTGCAGCTTTAGAAACGGGAGCAAAAAAGATTTTAATTATTTGTCCGGCATCACTTAAAATAAATTGGGAAAGAGAGATTGCAAATTATTCAGATAGACCTTGCTATATTGCAGAAGGTAAAAAATTTTCAACTGAATCTGATTTTGTTATTGTAAATTACGATATATTAAAAAACTTTCACAACCCAAAAGATAAGGAAAATTCATTATTGATCCAATCAAATTTTGAATTGGTTATTTTAGATGAAGCACATATGGTATCAAATGCTCAAGCTCAAAGAACAAAAATTATTAACAATTTTGTGAAAGATATAAAAAGAGTTTGGTTATTAACCGGAACACCAATGACATCTAGACCAATGAACTATTATAATCTATTATCAATAATTGAAAGTCCGGTTGCTCAAAATTGGATGGCTTATGCTATTAGATATTGTCAAGGATTTCAATTTAGAGCTGGTAATAGAAAAATATGGAATGTTACAGGTGCGTCTAACCTTGAGGAATTAAGAGATAGGACATCAAAACAAATTTTAAGAAGATTAAAAGAACAAGTTTTAGATTTACCAGAAAAAATTATAACACCAGTTTATTTAAGAACCTCATCAAAAGAATATAAAGATTTAATGGGTGAATATTATGATTGGTTGGAAAATAAAAAAGAAGAATCTTCATCCCTTACAATCCAGTTTTCAAAAATTATGAAAGTAAGAAAAGTAATTGCGAATGAAAAAGTAAAAGAAACTATTGAGTTTGTTCAAAACATTATAGACCAAGGAAAAAAAGTTATTATTTTTACAAACTTTACTGATACTCTACAACTAATACATAATCACTTTGGAAAAGAATCTGTATATCTTGATGGTAGTTGTAATAAAGTTCAGAGACAATACGCAGTTGATCAATTTCAGGAAAATGAAAAAGTTAAAGTATTTGTTGGGAATTTAAAAGCTGCCGGTGTTGGACTTACTTTAACAGCTGCTGAAGTTGTAATTATGAACGACTTATCATTTGTACCGGCAGAACATGCTCAAGCTGAAGATAGGGCTTACCGTTATGGTCAAAAAAATAACGTTCTTGTATACTACCCAATTTTTGAAAACACAATTGAAGGTGTAATCTATGATATTCTTAATAAAAAGAAAAAAATAATCGGCACCGTAATGGGCGATGAGGTTCAAGACTCTGGTGATGTTGTTGAGGAAATCTTAAAGTTAATCAATAAAAGACCTTAGTTTCTTTTGTTTTTTATAGTATTTATAAATAATGAAAGTTACTGTAAAACATATTGATTCTGGTCTTTCGTCGGAAGACAAGAAAATGTATAACGATTTTATAAAATTTATTAATTCTAAATACCCAGTTGGGAATCCATTAACTATTTTATTTCTTGGTAAAAAAAATGGTGCGATGTCAACAGGTTCTCAAAACATGAATGGTGAACTAAGAGTTTTATCTAGAAATAGATTAAATAGGGATATAATGAGAACTCTTGCACATGAATGGGTTCACGCACATCAGAGATTAGTTTTGGGTAGAGAAAGAGGTCCGGACATTGGAGGTCAAAACGAAGATGAGGCAAATGCTTTTGCTGGTAGATTAATTAAAATGTTTGAGGCTGATTACCCACATTATAATGGTTTAGTTTTTGAATCAACAACAAAATTAATGAAAAATGTTCAGTTATTAAATGAACAAATTTTATTAACAGAAAAAGAAGAAATTAAAAACAATTTTCTTCTTGAGATGAAAAAAATTGGTATTGAAAAACTACCTTACTCATATTCAGCTATGAAACAGTTTGTTGATCCAGAAACAATGGATATTCACTATAACAAACATTACAAGGGTTATGTAAAAAAATTAAACGATGCTTTATCAAAAAAGAATTACAAAGACCTAGAATTGGAAGATATTATTAAATCAATAAGTAAGTTTGACGAAAAGGTAAGAAATAATGCTGGGGGTGCGTTTAACCACGCATTATTTTGGAAAATGTTATCACCAAAAAAACAAAGACCTTCCGGTGAAGTTTATGAAAAAATAAAAAAACAATACGGAAATATAAAAAATCTTAAGGACGAATTTAATCAAGTTGCTCTTGATAGATTTGGTTCTGGGTGGGCTTGGCTTATTTTAACAAAAAATAATAAGTTAAAAATAATGTCTACACCAAATCAAGATAATCCACTTATGAACATTATTAAAGATGGTGGTTATCCATTACTTGGTCTTGATGTTTGGGAACATGCTTATTATTTGAGATACAGAAATAAAAGAGATGAATATATTAAAAATTTCTGGAATCATGTAAATTGGGAATTTGTAAATGAGTTATATGAATTAAAGAATAAAAAATTTGTTAAAGAATCTTACATTAGAGTTCTTTTAGAAAATGAAGAAACAGGTCAAGATATCAAAAAATTAATGAGTCGTGAATTACAAAAAATTAGATTAATTCCTTTAGATGCTGAAGCCGCAGAATCTGCTATTAGTAATATTATTACAGCAGAAATAGAAAGAGGGTCTCTTAACTTTAATCGTAAAATTGAGGGTCTTATGACTTTAGATTTATCTAATGTTTCAGAAAGATCAAAATTTAGATTTGAGAATTATTTCCAAAGGTTTGTTAAAAGTAGAACAAGGGGTTATGATTTTGAAGCATTAATTGCTGGTTTGTTGGGTGGACAATTGGCAGTAAGTTTAAATTCACCTTATGATGTTTTTACTACTAATGGTGATAAAATTTCTTGTAAAATAATTAGAAATACAAAAGAAAAAATAAATTTAAAAAGTATTAAAAAATCTGTTAACAGTTATATTATAAACTATAATGGTAGTCCTGAAAATAAAGAAGAATTAATAAGAATGTCACAATTTCCAAATTTTCTAGAACTTATTTTAAGACATAAAAATCAAGATATTAGAAACTGTGCTGAGGACATTTTAAATAAATTATTGGAGGAAATTACTGGAATGTTAGTTGGTATTCCTTCCGGTAGTGAAAATAAAATTAATTTATATTATTTTGATAGAAATAAATTAATCCAACTTGCAAAAATCCCAGAAATGTTAATGGCCGCAAAAACAAAAGGTTCGCAAACAATAACATTTTCATCAAAAATTTTAGAATATAAACCAACTATGACCGGACAAATTAAGTTTCCGATCTTATCACAAGATGAGTATGTTTCTTTTTTAAGTAATACTCCAGAAACAACAAAAATTGTTGATTTAATGAATTTTTTTGGTGAGAAGTATGGTGTTAGTAGGTTAGGGGATAATATCCCACAAGATGTTATAAGATCACTATCAAAAAACGAAAGATTTAAACTAGACCTTAGTAGAATAGTAGGTGTAAAATAATTTATTGTAATATTTATATTAAAAAATCACTATGTCAATTATTAACGAACCGGAAAGATCCAACCTTTACAAAAAAATTAGACATTTACTTGGTGCACCATTAAGAAGTGTTGAATTAGAGGATGAACAAATGGACACTCTTTTAGAGTTTTCTATTGATGAGTATTCTCAGTATGTTCAGGATTGGTTAATTGAGTCTCAATGGACTAATCTATATAACTTGAATTTAGATACACAATCTTTATCTAAAGCTTTTACAACTAGAAGTTTGGATTATGAAACAAGATATACTTATGCGTATTCAAAGATTGTCGGTTTACAAGCTGGTGGTGATTACGTTCTAAAAAAAGATTATATTCAATTACAAAAAGGACAACAGATCTATGAAATTCCAGCAAACAGAGAAATAAATGAATTGTTGTGGTTTACACCACCAACAATGAATAATCTTTTATTTGATCCTTGGTCGTTTGGTGGTATTGGTGGTGGTGGTCTTGGTGGTGTTGGTGGATACGCTCAAATGGGTAACATGGCAGGTAGTTATTTTTTAACACCAGCTTTTGATACTTTATTGAGAATGCAAGAAATAAACATACAAAAAAGAATTATACTAGGTGATTTAACATACAGAATTACAGCATTACCAGACGGAAAAAAAGCAATTCACTTAATGAATACACCAGGTGGTAAATTTGATTTTGGTAATACCGCTTTAACAAAAGGAAGAGTTTGGTATTGGTATTATGATGTTGGTCCGGAAGATAGAGATAAATGTTTAAAAGATAATCCAGATATTATCAAATTACCTTCTGATGTTCCTTTTGATAAAATTAGTTGGCAAGATTTAAATAACCCAGCACAAATCTGGGTTAGAAGATGGTTTATTGCTTACTGTAAAGAAGTACTCTCAAAAGTTCGTGGTAAGTTTAGTGGTAATTTAAAGACACCAGATGGTGATTTAACAATGGAATGGCAGACTTTAGGTACTGAAGCAAAAGATGAAAAAACAAAATTAATTGAGGAATTAATTGGTGCTGAAGGACGACTTACCAGATTGAAACCAGAAAAAGTTATGGAGCGTGAGGCTTTAATTGCTGAAAATTTAAATAAAGCTTTAAAGTTCCGAGCAATGCCAAGACAAATATATGTAATATGATTAATAGAGTTAATACAACAGAAAGAAAAAACGTGGTTAGGTATCAGACACAAACTGTGGTTGAACCAAAAGTCGTTATTGAAACAATTAAAGATCTATCAAAAGTTGTCTCAACATCAAATTATCTGACTGATGAAGAGACAATATTAATTATAAAAAATGTTGATGAATGTGAAGTAACTTTAAATTCACAAAAAAGTAGTAGAGTTGTTGTTAAATCTCTAACAACTGTTGTTGTTAAATCTGATGTCGGTAAGATAGATGAAGATTGGGATGAGCTCCTTTTAGAAAAAGGAGCCTGTGTTCAATTTCAATTTGTTGAGGGTAATTGGTATATTACGTCTAGTGACGGTTTAAAACTTGGTTAAACATATTCTTCCCACCCCTCTTCAGCTAACTCGTAAATATAATTTGGGTCAACGCCAACATTTTCCCAAAATATAACTTCACCCTTTTCCATATCAATTAGGTCTTTTTGTATATCATCCTGATCCTTTTCTTCAAATGGAACACCATTAATTAATATACATTGGTCTTTTGTAAAGAATGGTCTATCTTCTGGGTTTTTAACTAAAAGCCCGTCTCTTACTTCTTCTTTAAAAACAACAAGCAATGGTTCTACTCTTTTATTAAAAGTAGCAATTGCTCTTTGGATATTATACTCACCGGTTAAACCTGGATTACTTTCTAATTCTTGGGGGTTAATTCTGTAACAATTAAGTTGTATTACAGATTCTGTGCTAGCAAGTTTATATGCAACATCGGTTGGTACACCGGTATTAGCTTCTTTATTTTTAGAATTACTACGTACCCAGTTATCTTCTGACCAAGATTTTTCCCAACCGTTCTCAAGTAGAAACTTTTCTTTTTCTTTATACGAACCTTTAAATACTGTAGAATCGGAGAAAAATAATTTTACTTGTTCGTCATTCCATCCGGCTTTTGGTCTATTAACTTTTTGCACATCTCCGTGTGATGCTTTTGTTCCGTTATTAACATAATAAATAACATCACCAAGATTAACATTTAAACCCTCATTAATCGCAAGTTCCATATGGGCTTGTCTTGACATTAAAGCACCGGCTTTTGTTTTGGTTTTACTTCTTTTGATGTAATCATCAATTGATTGTTTAATCTTTGCTTTACTTGCAATGTCCATTAAAGGAATCTTTTGATCAAATATTCTTTGTACATATTCGTAGTACCACTCAACAAACCCTTGACCATCACCATTAAGTAATAATTTAACACCTTTGTCTAAAAATAACTCAATATACTTTGGCATCTTTTTAGATTTAATACTATTACCTGTAAGTTTAACTTTTCCGTTGTGTTCTAATGTTGCATAGTTTTTACGGGCTAGGTTAATACAAGAATCCCAAGTACCATCACAATCAAGTCCCATTGTACCACGCATGAACCGGTCGTTAAATTCGGCCACATCAGCATCATACCCAGTATATTCTTTTCCTTCTTTAACTAACCAATTTAATCCACGACCAACATACTTTCTATCATCAACACCACCATCTGGCAACGAAAAGTTCATACCATCCGTATCACATACAAGTGGGGTGTAACCTCGTTTCACAAAGAATTTTAACATTTGTCTTAAATATTGACGACCAGTACAAGTAATTTTTTCTCCCATATCCATATCACCCCAGGGAAATACTTGTGGGGCTGATAAGGCACCAAATAATGAGTTAATAAAAATCTTAATTGGTAACTGTTTTGTATCAAATGATTTTGCTTTCTTTTTATCTATTGATTTATATTCGGATGCAAGATTCTTATACATAATACGACTATCCCTAAAATAAGATAATAACCCTTTCATTACGCCTGTAATATCTGATTCCGGAAACACATCGTGTGTTAATTGGATTGAAGGATAAAGTGATGAGTAATCAAGTTTTAATACGTTCCTTGAAAATCCTGTTTTAAGTAACCGTGATAATCCACCAACAAAGTTTCTTTTTTCTTTTTTTGCCGGAATTGCAAGTCCGTTCTTATAGGACCAAGCAAGCATCACAAGTTTCCAGATTGTTGCCGTTCCCATTGTTGAAACTCTTTCGTATGTTGTTGGAAGAAGTGACGCAAGAAGAAATGACCCCTGGTTAAATTCTTCGTCAACAAGTAGAGTTTCTTCTAAGTCATCGTCAAGGTAACGCTCCACAATATCATCACCGGTTGTTTGGATATAGATGTCAGTTCTTCTTTCACATACCTCATCAATTTTTTCACTGACACCAACTTTCTTATATTTACCGTTTTCTATGTTTAACCAGTATAAGTTTTTTTCTTTGTATAAAGAACCAATCTTATCGTGGTCTATGTACACTCGGTCGGCCGCTTCACCATCAATAAATTTTGTAATATATTTAAGTCCGGCCTCTTTAATTGATGAATTAATTGCTTGTGCTCTACGAACTGAATGTATAATATCAATAATGTTATAACCCCACATTTGTGTTTGAGTGAATTTCTCAACCTCATTACCAAGTTTTAACATAGAATCTTTTTGTGTTATTGACCTTTCTCCGTGAAGAGACTTGGCAATCTTTTTAATATCAAGGTGTAACATTTTACATCTTTCGTAAATCCAGTACCAGTCAAAGTTTGCTGAGTTATAACCAGAAATGATTGATGGCTTTAATTCGTCTATAATTTTAAAGAACTCAACAAGGCCTCGTCTTTCTTCATCTTCATTTGAACACTCAATTACTTTTCTGTAACCTTTATTTGTTTTAATTCCAATCATAAAGATACGACCATCCTTTGGTTCTAAAGAGGTCGTCTCAAGGTCAAATACAAGTCTTGTAATATCATTGTACTCATCAAATCCTTTAAATAATCTTTTTTCTTTTGATATTAGAAATTGTTCTGTTGGTGTTAACATTAAAAACTTATCTTTTGCTTTTTCACCCCAAGGATCTATTCCACCATCACGGAAAAATTGCGATAGAGCTCTATACCCTTTTAATGATTTAACAAGAAACGTTAAACCGTTTTCCAATTGCTCATTACCATCAGTTCTTAATTTTTCAATTACGATACCGTATTTAGACATCGCTTCTTTTTGTAATGCTTTTGATCCTTGATAAAAATTAAGACCACGTAGGTCACCAACCCACGCAAATGCAATTAGACTATCTCTAACGATTGATTTTCCTTTTCCCGGTACTTCTTTGATTTTATAAATGTGGTCTTTTTGATAGTCAAATTCTATCGCCACAATGTGTTCTTCTGGATCATTCCCTTCCAGAAAGGATTTAATTTCCTCTGCTGTAATCATAAATATATTTTTTTGAGTGGTTTATTTGCTTTCGTAGTTTACGAAATTTACCTTACCTAAATAAATATATTGATTTAACCAACTAATGTCAAATAAAAAACCCTCCTTTATTTTTGGGGAGGGTTTAATTTTTTAACTTAACAATAAAGCATGTAATTCTTGTTCAGTCCAAGTTTCTTTAAACTCAACTTCTTTAAGGATTGGTCCTTCTTCAGTTCTGAATCTAATTCCTCTTGGGACTTGTCTAATCGCTTTTACTTTATGCTCACCAATTGTAATTGGTTCTTCATACTTAAATAATAATTTGATTTCCATTTTTGTTTTTTTTGTTTTTATTTATTTTTTATTTTATACATTATAAACACACACACAAATTACAAGTTGTTGAATCATAAAATACTGTACCTAAAGGTAATCCAATTGCGGTTTCGTCTGGTA